AAACTTTAAGATAGTTCTCTCTGGAGAGAGCTGTCGTCATCATGAGTTTTGTGACTGTACCTTATCGATTGTAGGGGTAGGCCCTTTTACGGAAGGGTTTCGGGTAGAAAGTAGTTATGGCTCATTGTCAGATCGCTATCGCGATGCGGTAGTGAAGTTAAACATGTGGTTGGATGGTAAAGACTTTGGTCCTGGGCAGCCTTTGCATAATACGGAAGTGGATTATTTCTTGGCAAATTTGCCAAGAAGTAGTACGGTGGTTCCGATACCTCCACCAGTAGCCGAGTTTACAAAGAGTTGGCCAGATTCGACACACTTGTTTAGTGTTAGCCCGATAGTGGAACGAGCGTTGAAGAATTCGGATTTGCGGTATTTTAGGTTGAAGTACCCATACATGACGATTTCTTGGAATTTGTTGTCGAGAGAGGTTTGGAATAATCCGAAACACATTGTTCCTAGTCTGTTTGCCTTGTGTTTGAGGAAGCAGAGTGCGTATCATTGGGCTCTGGGTACAACGAATGGTCGTCCGCATATTTATGCGATGATGGCGAATTTGTATCCAAGGAAACTTGCGAAGGCAACGTTGAGTGTAGCTCGGACGGTGGTGAAGGATCAGCAGGCTCCACCATTGGAGTTTATTGGGGAGGCGATAGATCACATGTATCGATTGATGAAGATAGATCTTTCTGAGAAGACTCATGTGCCATTTTCCTTGAAGCCGTTGGAGGGGATGTATTTAGGTGCTTCTGCAGGATTTACTAACCAGAAGGCGTATGAGATTCCAGTCTCAAAAGATATGCCACATCCTGTTAAGGTATCAGGTCGAGGGAAGAAGGCTGATCATTTTGATCAGTACATGAATCAGATTTTGGAGTTTCTACGTACAGGGGTGGAGCCTCCAGTTTTCTGGACATTACCACCGAAGAATGAGAATGCTCAGACTTTTTCAAAGCAGATGGATGATGCGCTTTGGGCGGCGACTTTGGATAAGTTGCGAGTGTTTAATATTCCGAGTGGCATATATATAATGTTGGAACGGGTGTGTTGTTATTTTCGTCACATGAAGGAGCGTGGTTGGGCGATTCGTATAGGACATAAGTGGGGTAGGGGAGGAGCGGATTCAATTGCGCAATGCCTGGGAGTAGATTCTACCAATTGTTGGAGTCCTGAATTTGTGGAGGGAGATGTGGAGAAATTTGACCAGGCAGTATTAGAAGTATTTGTTAACCTCTATTATTCGACAATGCTAATACATCATGCGCCAGGGGAGGATAAGGATATATT